AAAAACTTAAGAAAAAATTTTCCAAAAAGATTTAAAAAGTGGACAGACTATTTAAAGCAAGCTTCAGCAATTTACGCAAGTAAGCATAAAGGCAAAAGCCCAGTTGGAAAAAAGAAAGTAGTAAAAAAGAAATTAGTTAAAAAGAAAGTAACAATAAAAAAAGTTGCAAAAAAAAGAATTTCAAAAAAACCTAGCGAAAAGGTAATTTTAAAAAAAGTACACGCCGCTAAAACAACTTCAAAAAATTTATTTAATAAATTGGATAAATTAGACGAAGCCCAGCACGCTCACATGTCTAAAAAAATTGGTAATTTAAAAGATATTACTATTAATCATTTTCAAATGATTACTAGAAAAATTGAAATGAATGATCACTATATTGCTACTATCCAAAAATTATTAAAAGAAAAAAAATATACACCATTGCAAAAAAATTCTTTTAAAAGAAGTATGAAAGAATACCAGGCATACAACAAAGAATTAAAAATTCAAAAAGCAGAATTAAAAAAATTATTATAATTACCGATTTTCACCTTTATTAATCAATAAAAAAAAATAAAATGGCTCGTAGAAAAAAACACACCAAAAAACACGCTACTCATCGCAGACGTTCTAAAAGAATGAGCGGAGTTAGCTCAGGAATTACAGACGCGTTGCTAGCAATTGGCGGCGGTGTAGCTGCTAGATTTGTAAGCAATACAATTAATGGCACTAGCTTAAGCGACGGCTACAAAAAATACCTAGCTGCGGGTGCGCCTATTGCAGTAGGTTTATTGCTACCTAGATTTATTAAAAATCCAATGGTACACGCTATTGGTGCTGGTATGGTTACCGTTGGCGGTCTTGAATTAGTACAGTCAACTGGAGTATTATCAGGTTTACCAGTAATTGCAAAACGTTATATGTCTTTGGCTCCATCTACAAGCAATCCTCGCGGAGTTGTTGCTGGAATGGACGGATACGGAATGGACACGCGCAGCGCAGCCGTTTTGTGTGGATAATACAATAAGAATAAAAATTTAACAAAAATTAAAATTTAAATTAAATAAAATGATCAATTCTATATCAGCTCGTTTGACGTTCGAAAACGCTCGCAGCTTTATTCAGTCTCAAGGTTATGACGTTAGTCAAGCCGTACTTACTCAATCTTACGTAAGATCTGAGGTAGCTATTTCTTCAAGTGTTACTAATTACCGTTTGCCAATTGTAATTACGGACAACTCTTCTACTATTTTTAATACCATGAAGCCGGTTAACTTACAAGATATTCACGTAGTAAGTAGTTTGTTTATTGGTTTGGCTTGTCCAACAAGTTCAACTGACGCGGCTTATAAAGTGTTATCTTACCCGTCAACTGAAACCGGACAATTTTCAACTGCGCAAGCTAGTGCTGCCCTTGCATTATACTCAGGTTTCTTCACGCTAAATGTGAATAATCAATTGGTAATGCCAGGTCTAGATATACTTAGAAGTTATTATGTACCACAAACTCAGGGCGGTGTAGGCGTAACAGCTCAAACTGTTTTCCCAGTAGATCAGTTAGACGCTGGGGATAATGGATTTTATCCAATTGAGCCAAACGTATTGCTAAATGGTGGTGCAAACATTGTTGCTAACATTGTTTTGCCTGCTGCTATTTCAAGCGTAAAATCTAATAGTCGTATCGTAGCAATTTTCCGCACAATTCTTTGTCAGAACGTTACAAGCGTAAAATAAAAAAGCCGATCCCAAGTCGCCGCTTTGCCAGGTGGGCGCAAACGCCTGGCTTTTTATAACATTTTAAATTATCAATTATGCCTTTAATAAATAGGTTTGAGTCGGTAGAGGTTTTGATACCAGCTTCATCGACAAATACGAGGTACTATTTACCCAATCTTCCCAACTTGTCAGGGGCCTTAATTAGTGCCATTCAGGTATATACTCCTGGTACATTAAGCGCGTCGCCTAACACGGGAAGTACTTTAGTAACTGAGGCGGACCTTAAAAAAAGTTTTATTACTTTGTATTCGGGCGATTTGCAATTGATTTATAACGCGCCTTTGTTGGCTTTTAGCAATATTATCAACAGTGCAAGCAATCCATATACAAACAGTTTACCCGATATCAATAATATGATAATCAGTTGGACAAAAAGTTTCATTTCTCTTGCAAGCGCACCAGCAACAACAAATTGCGTGTATGCTTTAGGAGTTTACTATAAATTATAAATAAAATAAAAATGGCAGTATTTAAGCCCGAGTTACATCGCATAGAGGACGTGATAGACTATTATGAAAATAGCCCAGCGACGCATTATAAAATATACGCTGGAACAAGCCCAAAATTTGAATACTGCCGTTTTTCTTTTGACGAAGACGAAAAAGAAATAGGATCACAAAAATTAGCTGACGCTTTAAGGGCAGTACAACAAAACGTTGATAATACCAACCCTTACATTTTACAATTAATTGAGAAAAAGAAAAATCCAAAAAGTAAAGAAAACGACAATCTTACTTCAATAGTTTTCCAATTAAATAAACCTGAGCGATATTTGCCAATGATGGCTGGAATGCAACAACAACAACAACCAAACGAAAATTTTAATCGTTTGATGGAAAAAATGATTGAAGGGCAAAATTTAATAATATCAAAATTAAGTGCTGAAGAATATGAAGAAGAACAAGAAAAGCCAAACGCACTAGGGGCAATTTTAAATAATCCTGAAGCTTTAAACGTAATTATTGGACACGCTTGCAGTTTTTTAGATAAAATAATGTCGCCTAAAAATAACGCCGCTAATTTATCGGCGCTTGCTGGAATACCTGACGAACAAAGAGAAAAGGCGTTACAAGCGATTGAAATATTAAGTACTAAAGACGACCAGTTTGGGGATCACTTACTATATTTAGCCAATATAGATCAAAGTACTTACAAAATGCTATTAGGCTTTATGAAATAATATTTATATGAAAGTGTCTGAAGAAAATAAAAAATTATTAACTACTGTTGGAATTGCCGTTGCGGGTTATTTAATAGTTATTAAGCCATTGTTTCAAGCTTTAGGGATAACTAAAACTGACGAAGAAAAGGCAAAAGAAAAGTCAGACGCTGCAAATGTATTAGAGCAAGAAAAAAATCTAAACGTTAGGGGTATATCTTTAACAAAATCTAAGGCTGAATGGGATCAAATAGCTGATATTATATACAACGATTTAAAATATAGCGCATTAAATGACAATAAAGCTGACGCTGGATACCAGGTGTCAAGGGTAAATAATGACGCTGACATATTTTATTTAATAAAAACTTTTGGCAAAAGGCAAGAATATTGGTTTGGCCTTCCAAGCGGATCAGAAATGAGTTTAAGTCAATTTATTACTAGCAATTTAACTAGGGATAATATAAACTTAATAAATGATAATTATAAACGCAAAGGGATGGCGTTTAAATTTTAAATAAATGAAAAGTAAAAATATATTAATTATAGGGGCGGTAATTTTAGCGGCTTATTTTATTTTTAAAAAGAAAAAGCCAGTTACACCAATTTTGCCACCACCGGGCGCCGGTAATTTACACGCTATTGATATGTTACCCGATAATTTAACAAATGAATCTTAATGAAAAATAAAGGTTATTTAACAATATTATTGTTATTACTGGGCGGAGTTGTTGCGGCTAAATTATTAAAGCCTAAAAAGAAATTAAAGGGTAAAGTGTATGCTGGTGAGCCAACAATTCAAAACGCTTATTCAATACCTGGATCAATTGTGTACGGAAACGATAAAATGACACCGATTTTCACCTTTAGAAGTTCGGTACCTTTAAAAATATTGGATCAGGATGATATTGAGTATTTGTATTTAGTAGAATTTAAAATAAATGAGCCGTATAAAACGGGCTGGATTTTACAAAACGAAATTTTTATAAAATAACATGGAAACTGCAAAAAGTAAAAATAGTTTAAAAGGTATTGGTCAAGCTTTAATGTACGGCACAATAATTTATCTTTTATATAAAGTGTATAAAAACACTAAGCCTGAAGGCGATATAGATAAAAGCAATGCAATGGCAAAAACTGTTGTTAATTTGCCACCGTTTACGATTACAACGCCAACGCAATGGAATCAAAAACAAATTCAGCCAACACCAGGCGAAGTGTTAAACCCTGAACAATTGGCTTATTTTAATGCTAAATATAAAAAAGAAATTTCTAAACAAATATATACTTGCTAAAATGATAACTAAATATAGACCAGTCTTTATATCATATAATTTGCCACAATCAATTCCGACTGACTGTAATTCAATTATTTTTATAAATTTAGGAACTTCAAACGCTATTATTGAAAATGTTAGTCTAGCGCCTTCGCAAAGTTTTGTGATAGATGGTAATGAAAACGAATATACTGACGCAACTTTGCAATTAAATTTTACTGGCGGCGGTCAAAATAATTTAGTGGTTGTTAAAAAAATATATTAAAATATGGGATTTTCATATAATGTAAGCGTACTGAATCAAAAAGGTAGCCCAGCAATTTATACAGACACTTTTGCAAATAGACCTTCTTTTGGTTATGCTGGTAGGTTGTTTATTGCAAACGATACCAGCGCAATATATGAAGATACTGGGACGTCTTGGGTATTAATTGCTAACGTAAGCTCAGGCGCTGGAACGCTTCAGCAAGTTACCACAAACGGCAATACTACAAATAACGGTATATTGGTATCATCGGGCGGGCTAAGTACAAACAATTTAACTGTAACAAGTTTAACACCTGGATCAGTTCCTTTTGTTGGTACGGCTGGATTAATTACGCAAGATAACCCAGCTTTTTTTTGGGATGACACAAATAATAGATTAGGAATTAATACTACTACACCGGGTAATAGTTTAGACGTACACTCTAGCGGAACCAATTCAATTTTGGCATTAAATAATACGGCGGGTAACCAATCGGCTATTGTTTTTTCAAATACAAGTGTAAATAAATGGCGAATTGGTAATACATCTTCAAATAATTTTGATTTTTACAATACCGTTTTAGCTTTAACTGCAATTTCAATAGATGGCGCAAGTAATTCGACTACTTTTACTGCTGATTTATTAATTGCTAATATTGCTTCAAATATTAGAATATATTTAACAAACAACACTGCAACAACGGGGAAAAGTTGGTATTTAAATTCTAAAAGCGATGGAAAATTTTATTTAGGGAATGTTACTGCTGGGGATCTTTTAAATTTTGATGTAACCGGTGAAGCAAGTTTTTCAAATAAAATAACCGCAGTAGGTACAATTTTATCAAATACTTCAAGCGTAGTAAATTTTACTTTAGGTAGTACGGGTGGAAATTTTGGTCAATTATTTTCAAATGGTTCAACTGCTTGGTCATTAGGTTATGGTTCTATTGCATCAACTATAGGAACGGCTGTATTAAATTGGACTAGCGGTGGTAATGTAGGTATAAATACTTTAACGCCTAATTACGGAGGTTTTGGTAAAGCAACAACTATTTTATCATCAACAAATTCAGCTTTTGAAATAGCTTCTTCAAGAACTACTGTTGGACAAAGTATTGGAGCTTTGGATTTTATACAAACAAGTAATACTACAAATAAAGAAGTTGCCCAAATATCCGCAGTTAATGTTGGTACAACGTCAGGTAATACTGGTGCAGATTTACAATTTTATACAAAAGTTGATGGGGGAAATATTTCCGAAAAAATGCGTCTTACAAATGGTGGTAATTTACTTATAAATTCAACTACTGACGATACAGTAAATAAATTACAAGTAACGGGAAGTGCAAAAATAACATCTTTAGCGGGTACTGGTTCAAGAGCGGTTTTGGCAGACTCTACCGGTGCTTTATCGGCTCCCGTTTCTGATATATCAGTAAAAGAAAATATTGAGCCTTTAAAATATGGTTTAGATACCATAATGAAATTAAACGCCGTTCAATTTGAATTTATTGACGGTTACAAAAATTACGGCGAAGGATTACAAATTGGTACAATTGCCCAGGAAGTTGAACAAATAATTCCTGAAGCAGTATTTAAAACACTTTCAACGGGTTTAAAAGGTATTGATTACAATCAATTGAATGGTATATATATAAAAGCTATTCAAGATCAGCAAAAAATAATTGAAAGTTTAATTAAAAGAATTGAATTACTAGAAAATAAATAAAATGAAACAAATACAACCCGTAATTTTTCCGTTAAATTTAGGTACTGCAACAATATTAAATTGCGTAGGATCAGACAATTTTAGCACTAGCGTAACTATTTATTATCAGTTATTAACTGAAACAAATACACAATTACAACAAGGCAATTTGCTTATGAGTGGTTTTGATTATGAGGCGTACAATACAAGCCTAGACGGTAACGAATTTATATACCAATGGTCAGCGCAACAAATTGGCGTAACATTAATTTAATATGAATACAAATTTGGAAAATATATTTTACCTGGTATCATTTGTTGGTACTATTATTTTTATAGGATCGTTTTACGGAACTACAAAAAAAAAATTATTAGAAATCGAAACCGATATGAAAGAGATAAAATCAGATCGTTACGACATTATCGACAAATTAGCCAGAATAGAAACTAAATTAGATTATTTAAACAAAGAAAAATGAATAATTGGAAAACAACATTGGGGGGGGTATTAGCTGCAAGTGCGGAAGTAATACCCGTAAATACAGGCATACAAGGATTAATTAGATCAATTGGCTTACTGTTACTAGGTTGGGCCGCAAAAGATCACTCAAAGTCATTGAATGACGCAGCAAAATAAAATAATATTAATAATACTGGGTATTTTGGGAATTAGTGCAATAACAAACGCTTCAACGCTAACCAATGCTTTAAACTTTATAAAAAAAGCTGAAGGGGGCTTGTATTTAAAAGCTTATCAGGATAGCGGCGGAGTATGGACAATAGGTTACGGTAGTACTTACGATTTTGATAAGCAAAGAAAAGTGCAACAAGGCGATATAATAACCGAAGCCCAGGCGCAAAGATGGCTAGAAATGGAAACGTCGCAAAATGCAATGGACATTAAAAAATTGGTAACGGTACCTTTAAATAACAATGAATTAAACGCCTTAATTAGTTTTGTTTATAACGTGGGTATAAATGGTTTTAAAGCTTCGTCAATGCTAAGGTTACTTAATAGCGGTGCCGATAAAAATACAGTTGCGGCCCAGTTTGATAGATGGGTTTACGACAATGGAGTAAAAGTAAAAGGATTAATTAATAGGCGAAATGCAGAAAAAAAGTTATTTTTGTCTTAGTTTGTTTTAAGAAAGAAGGATTTTCATAGATTTAACGGGATGTTTCTACATCCTGTTTTTTTTTGTAAAAAATTTGGTAATATCAAATTAATTATTTAATCTTTGTTTATTCTTAATCTTAAAACAAACAAAAATGATAAAAGCCACATTCAGGTTTTTTTATGGAACCGCCGAAAATCGTACATTGTACGTCTACACAATTGAATTACATTCATTATTTTTTACCGCTGCATTTATAGAAGCTAACAACATAGTTACGTTTCTTCAAACTGCTGGCTGCGAAATGATGGATGTTAAATTTTCTGAATTTCCTAATTGCTAGGGATTTTTTTTATTTTAAAATTTTAATTTATGGACTACTTTGCTTTTAAAGGGTATACAATAATTTATTACCCTAAACGAAAAATTTACGTAATTTATCCCTTCAATCAGGAATATAAAACGCTAAAAAGCGCAAAAGCCTGGATTGAATACCTCATTAAATAATCTTAAAACAAAAAATTTATGAAACAAGATGTAATATTATTTATTATAATGATAATTTTAGCCCTATTAGCCGACTCTTTAATAAACTTCTAATGACAAACAACCCAATTTATTTAGAACTACTAAAAAACGCCTATAAACGCGGCTATGAGCCGCCTAAAGAACAAATACTTTTAAGTATTCAAGGGCAAAATATTGGATCAATTCAAAATTATGTTATTATAAGCGGGGGCTAAGGGCTTGCATTAATTTGTAAGCCCTTAGCCCTTTTACGGACTACCCAAAAGTGGTAAAAGTACTTTTACCACTTCAATAGTTGCCAGTAGCTTTGGAGTTTATGACATTTTTGGTATGAAGCTTCAGACCTTACCAGGTCGAAACAAAATTTTATACATTGATACTGAAAGTAGCGAATTTGATTTTTACAAGCATATGTCTAGAATTAAAAACGTAGCAGATATTAACGAGTTACCCACATTTTTTGACAGTTTTTGTTTACGAAAAGAAAATCCAAAAACAATAAAATTAATGATTCAGGCATATATAGAAAATACGCCAGAGTGTAGCGTCATCGTTTTGGACGGGCTTTTAGACATTTGTTTAAATTACAATGATGAGGTAGAATGTCGAGAAGTAGTAGGATGGATTAAAGAACTTACAACTGTTAATAACTTGTTATTAATTGGAATTTTACACACTGGTAAAAATGAAGGTAAAACATTGGGCCATCTGGGATCAAATACGGACCGGTGGGCGCAAAGTACTTTATCGGTTAAAAAAGAAGAAAATGGATCATTTATTTTGGAACCCAAATTTTTGCGATCGTCGGGCGGTTTTAAGCCAATAGAAATACAATATTCTATTGACGACAATAAGTTTATACAAATAAATTCTTTGCCCGTAAATGAGCCTAAAATAAAGCATTTTAGCAATTACACAGATCAAGAACATAATAATATTTTAAACATTATTTTTG